TGATGCCTCCATGCGTCATGGTTAGACAGCGGGAGCCCCAGCTGGCTGGGCAGAAACCTCCATCGACGACCTATGCGGGACCGAAGCAGTGAGCTCACCCAAAGGCCACCGGCCTTCGAGCAGACTGCCGCGGCATGCAACATGCCCGCATAGTCGGAGAGAAACCCTCCCCTCCTCAGGTGACGCACCTCCCTCCATCTCTTCCCCTCTCTCAAGAACGTGGTAGAGTTGAGCTCAGCAACTCCTTCAGAAACCACGGTCTTGCCTACATTTATCTCAAAGCCAGGAGGGTACGACCCGAGGGGACCCTGCGATGACACCAAGGTATCATCGCCGTTAACCAAAAAGTTAGCGCACTGCCCACGGGCCGCCCAAAGAGCGGCAATGTAGGACTGGAGACAGAGAAGAGGAAAGGAAAGGTAGCAACCCATCATTTGGCCGTGGACGACCCGCCGACCCCGTATCGAAGGATACAGAGACTCGGCCGCCCACGCCTTGACGGCACCTGGAACCCTAGTAGATTTGGCAAGCGCGGCCCCGAGGATCGCATCGGCAACCGGGATCGAAAGACCATCAGTCGCTGACACCAAATCTACCGATGTCTGCAGCGGGTACTTGCAGACGCGTCCTATCTTTTTTTCGGTCGGCGGGCCGACGCAGAGCCACTCCTTACTCGCTATGTACTGATACATGGTTTTGTGAAGCGGCCCCAGGAGATCCCAGCTAAAAGTTGGAATCCCCATCGGCCGTACCTTCCCAACTGAAGGCACATCCTTATAACGGAATCTCCAGTCAAGGTCAAACGGGGCGACCCCGCGGCGAACGGCGAGCTGGAACCTCCGATGACCGACGTTAGTCGACCACCAGAGATCTGCCCGCACGCGTTCGGCACGCATGGAAGCCTTGGGGCAGAACGAATCGCAAAACGACTCGTAAGATCTGTCCCACCCAAGACGGAAGATGCGCCGGGACTGAGTCCTAGCGAAACGGATGTACTCCTCAGAGACAGGAGGATTAGGTTCCACGCACGCACGGGCTGCCCACCGTTCCCAGGAGGAAGGTGCGCACCGGACGCAGTTAGCGATCAGAGATCGCTTGATGGAGGCGCAAGACTGCGCTAGCTCCCATCTCTGCCTCCGGCCCAAACGAGCGAGGAGAGGGAAACCCTGGGGGTCCCAGCCACGCTGGGTCCTAGGGAATGGACAAGAAGGGCGGCTTCCTCCGCCCAACGAGAAAAGGAGATACTTATTTAACTCTCCCACGGCCAAGTCCGGTAGTTCGCCACTAG